CTCGACCAAGATGGGGGATGACGTGGCCGACCAGCACGCGCGCGAAGGCTTCGATAAAGATTTGCGCTTCGGTGAGGCTCGGGAAGATGCCTTCGTCAACATGCTCTTACAGGCGAAGGTCGAGCACAAGAGCGATCAGATCTGCCGTCGGACCGGCAACGTCTTCGTGGAATACAGCCAGAGAGGCCGACCGAGCGGGATCGCGGTGACCACCGCCGACTGGTGGAGCTTCGAGGTCAACGAGAATATCTGGCTGTTCGTGCCCGTCGAGCATGTGAAGGACGTGGCGCGCGACGCGCTCAGGAAGGGGCGCGGCGCGGTCGGCGGCGACTTCAACCGGTATGCAGGCGTCCTGGTGCCGGTGATGTGGCTCATCATGCGCGAGGTTCGCCAGACGGCCAGGCTCACCCCGACGGTAGAGCCTGATCGAGACCTGTGGATGTGGAACGCCGACGGTGAGACTCGATGACCACCTGGCCGAGTCTTGCCGAGCACGTCTGCCTGCGCCTGGTCCGAGGTGACGGGAAGTACGCCCGGCGCTACTGCCTGCGCCCAGCCGGCCCAGACGGGCGGTGCTGGTACCACCGACGACAGGAGCGCCGCGAGCAAGCTGCCGTGGCCGAGCGCAGAGCAGCGAGGACGACGCCGTGACCATGCTGCCCGTGCTGCCGAAGCTGACGGAGAGGCGGTTTCACAAGCAAGTCGTCAGGCTGGCGGAGCTGATGGGCTGGCGGGTCTGGCACGACACCGCGACGAACGCGCCGCGCGCGTGCGCCGCGTGCGACACCCCGATCCCCGTGATCCGCAACCCCGCTGGGATGCTCGATCTCATTCTGATCCGACGCCCGAGAGTCGTCTGGGCAGAATTGAAGAGCGAGCGGGGCACGCTGACCGACGCGCAATACACCGCGCTCGTCGAGCTCAGAGCATCGGGGCAGGAGGCGCACGTCTGGCGCCCCTCAGATATCGAGAAGATAACCCGGATCCTCAGGTAGGAGACCCTCACCATGACCAAGGTAGATCGGTGGTTCGCAGCGTACCGTGACCGTGCCTTCACCCGCCCGCTGACGCGCGCCCAGCCGCTGCCGCACGACCCGCTCCAGCTTGGCGGCGGCGTTGCCGTCGCGCTCACGCTCAACAAGTGACTGGACGCCATGAACGGGCAGCCGGTCTGGCTTGCCTCCATCTCGCGCCGCTCGAAGCTGCACCCCGGGAAGCCGCTCGCGACCGGGCTCTGGTCGCCACAGCTCCGCGACGAGTCGGCAGCGTTGCTGCGCCGGCTGCTCGGCCCCGCTGGTAACCCGGCGCGCGAACGGCTGTTCCGGATGAACGTGACGCTCTGCCTGCATCGCGCATGTACCGACGACGAGGTCGCGGCGCTGCCGGCGTACTTCCACGACGATCCGCCGACCGGTCTCGCCGGCGGCCCTATCGAGGTGCTCTGGGAGTCGGAGCCTGGAGCGGCGACGACGCGCCCGTGCGAGAACCCAACCAGGACGTTCATGGGCACGACTGATCCGCTGCTCTGGGTGCCACTCGACTGCGGCGCCTGTGAGCCGTGCCGGGCTCGCGCGGCAATCGTCGCCGCAGGGAGCCGCTGACATGACGCAGCCGGCGCGCGTGCTCAGAGCAGACCAGGCTGGCCCGAGCTTCGGCGACCTGCTGCGCAGGCATCGGCTGACATCCGAGGCGCCGATCGAGCACGCGCGCTCCGGCCTGCGCTGGACGACCCCGGCCAGCCTGTCGCAGAACATACTGGCGCGCCAGGCTGGGATGAACGTCGCGCACGTCAACCGCCTGGAGCGCGGGATCGCCCACCCATCAGCGGCGGTTGCCGGGCGGCTGGCCGAGGCGCTGGCGCTCGGGCCGTTCGCGCGTGCCCAGCTGCTCGTCGCTGCCGGCTACTGGCCGTGGCCGGGCCTCGACCCTGACGTCCTGGAGTTTGTGCTCGCAGCCGGACTGGCGATCGTCGAAGGTGACTGGCGCATGCTCCCAGCAGACGAGCGGGTGGAGGAATCGTGACCAGCAGCAGCGAGGCCCCAGCCTGGCGCAACCGGATCATCCGCTCTGGCGACGCCGTGCTCTCGGAGATCACGGCGAACCCGAAAAACTTTCGGCGGCACCCGAAGCTGCAAGCCGACGCGCTCGCGGGCGTGCTCGGCTCCGTCGGCTACGTCCAGCAGGTCGTCATCTCGGCGCGCACCGGGACGCTGCTCGACGGGCATCTCAGAGTCGCGCTGGCCGAGCAGCACGGCGAGACGTCGGTGCCGGCCGTCTGGGTGGACCTCGACGAGCGCGAAGCCGACCTGATCCTGGCAACGCTCGATCCGCTGGGCGCGATGGCCGAGACCGACGCGGCGGCGCTGGCGCTCCTGCTGGCTGACGTCTCGGTCGGTGACGACGCGCTCGCCGAGATGCTGGCCGGGCTCGCTGCCGCGAACGGGATCGGCGGGCGCGAGCCGAAGGCAGACCCTGGCGCCCAGATCGACCGCGCAGCCGAGTTGCAGGAAAAGTGGCAGACCTCCAGGGGCCAACTGTGGGAGATCGGCCGGCATCGTCTGCTCTGCGGCGACGCCACCAGCGCCGAGGACGTGGCGCGGCTGCTCGATGGCGCCATGCCAACGCTCTGTGTCACGAGCCCGCCGTACTGGATCGGGCGTGAATACGAACGCGAGCGCGGGCAGGAGGAGATCCTGGCTCACATCGACGAAGCGGCTCGGGTGATGGCGGAAAGCATACGCGACCATATCGTCGTCAACACCGGGACGACCGTCGAGACGAAGCAGGGCGGCGCGGTACGGCACGTCTGGCTGCTGCTCGACTGGTGGTCGGATGCGTTCAAGCGGCGGGGATGGTTCCTGCGCAACGTTCGTATCTGGCGGAAGGAGGGCGGTTTCTCCTCGTTCTCGCCGGCGCAGGATGTCGTCGGCCAGGACTGGGAATTCCTCGCCTCGTTCACCCGAGCACGACCGCGCCCGCAGAACAGGATCGGCGACCGTTGGGCGCTCGATGGCGTCTGGGATTGTCAGCCGCAGACGGCGAGCGTGGGCCATAGCGCGCCGTTCCCGACCGAGATTCCATCGCGGTATCTGCTCTTGTACTCCGACGAGGGCGATATCGTGCTTGACCCGTACGTCGGCAGCGGCTCGACGATGGTGGCCGCCGAGCAGACGGGCCGCATCGGCTACGGCATGGAGATCGAGCCGAAATACGTCGCCGTGGCCCTCGACAGGCTCGCTGGCATGGGCCTGGAGCCGAGGCTCATCTGATGACGAAGCGAGGCCGACCCTCGAAGTACACCCCGGAGCGCGTCAAGCGGATCACGGACGCGCTCGCGGCCGGCAACTCGCGCAAGGCGGCGGCGGCGTACGGCGGCATCACGCTCGAAACGCTCTGCGCCTGGGAGCGGAATTTTCTTGATTTTTCGACCGCCGTTAAAAGCGCGGAAGCGGCCGCCGAGGTCGGCCACGTCGCGAACATCGCGCAGGCGGCGAGGGGCGGCACCTGGCAGGCGTCGGCCTGGTGGCTGGAGCGGCGGCGGCATGCGGAGTGGGGCAAGGTGGACCGTATCGAGATCGAGGTGCGCCGGGCGGCCGAGCGGGTCGCAGCGCAGACCGGCGCCGATCCTGACTGGCTGGTCAAGCGGGCGGCCGAGATCGTGGCGGCCGAGAGCGGAGCGGAGCGCTGATGGCCTGCTGGTGTGGGGAACGTCGGCCGTACTACGAAACGTCGAGCGCGCTGCTCTCGTCATCGTGCGCCGGCACCGGTGAGCGTGACTGTCTGTGCGGCGGCGACCAGTGCGTCTGCCACAACCACGGGACCGTCGAGTGTGACGGGTGTGGCGCGTGTGGGGGCGGCTCGTTGTACGACGACGAATCCGACTACGCCGACTTCATGGACGGTCGCTGAGGATGACATCCTGATGAGGATGACATCCTGATGATGGTTGCCGCCCGGCAGCAGGCGTACGACACCGACCGTCGCGGGCGGCGCTACGCCGTCCACACGCCCGGCCTGGCTGGCTCCTGCCGCTGCAAGCGCTGCTGGGCGAGAGGCTGGTGGACGCCAGAACGCCGCGCCGCGAGAGCAGCCGAGATCCGACGCCAGTACGGCGATGGCCGCCGCGCATGGAATCCCGCGTCCAACCTCGCACGCGCGAATCACTGGACCCCCGAGCGTGACGCGGTGCTGCACGAGCTGGCCGGGCATGTGGACACACCGACGCTGATCGACCGCCTGTTTGCTCGGTTCGGCTATCGCTACACCGAGAGCGCGGTCAAGCATCGCATCCAGCGGCTTGGCATCCTGCGCCTCGAACGCCGGCCGTACACGACTGGCGAGGTCGCGCGGATGCTCGGCCTGTCTCGGGAGACGATGCTCTCGACCTGGATTCGGCCAGGCATCCTGGCGGGCGCGCGTCGCCGAGGCGGCCCGTACGGGATGTACACGTTCACCAGGGCCGAGCTCGAGACGTTCGTCAGCACGGCAGCCTCGCGGCTGGACCCGAGCCGCATCCGAGACGCCGGGCTCCGACTGCTGGTGCAGGCCCGCAGGCGCGGCCAGCAGCAGCTGCTCGGCACGCGCGAGGTCAGATTGGCGACGGGCGTGAGCCATCACGTCCAGGCCGACCTGTACGGCCGAGGGCTGGTGCCGAGCGCCAGGCGGGGCCGTGGCCCGAGCCGATACGGCGTCTGGCAGATCGAAGCGGCCGACGTCGAGCTCGTACGACGGCTGGCTCAGGACCGGCGAGCAGCGAACGATCGGCGGCGCCTCTCCCGAGCGCGCGACGATGCCGGGCGCTTCGCTGGGCGGGCGCGCTGATGCCGCGCTACTCGTCAGCCATGCTCGCAGCGATGCCGCTGGCCGGTGCCGAGTGGGAGGCGCTGCAGGTCGCCGCCAGGGCTGCGCTCGCGCTCGACGCTTCGACCGAGCCGTGGACGCCCAGACCCCACCAGATCCCGCCGCCCGGCGACTGGGACGTCTGGCTGCTGCTCGGCGGCCGTGGCGCCGGCAAGACCGATGCTGCGTCGGCTGCGACCAACGCGCACGTCACCGGGCCGCCGTGCCTGCCGGGCGTCCCTGGCGGGCACCGCGTCGCCATCGTGGCGCCGACGCTCGGGGACGCCTCGGAGTCGTGCGTCAACGGCCCGTCCGGGCTCCGCAAGCACAACCCCGCCGTGCGCCTGGTCAGCAGGATGGGCGGCACGTTCGTGGTCTGGCCCGGCGGCGCGGAAGCCCGTCTCTTCGGGGCGTACGGCCCCGAGGACGTGGAGCGGCTGCGGGCTGGCGGCAACCGCTGTTTTGCCTGGATGGAGGAGCTGGCCGCCTGGCCGAAGCTGGACGACTGTTACGACCATCTCAACTTCGGGCTGCGCCTCGGCCCGCACCCGCGAGCGGTCGCCTCGACGACGCCGAAGCCGCGCACGCTGATCAAGGCGCTGGTCGCCGACCCGGCCCACGTCGCGGTCACGCGAGCGACCACGGCTGACAACCCGTACCTGGCCGAGCGCGTCCGCGCGCGCTACTACGAGCGGTACGGCGGGACGCGCCTGGGCCGGCAGGAGCTCGGCGGCGAGCTGATCGACGAGGTCGAGGGCGCGTTGTGGCGGTATGCGATGATCGTCAGAGCGCCAGCGCCGGCCGACCTGGTCCGCGTGGTGGTGGCCGTCGATCCGTCCGGCGGCTCTGACCCCGAGAACGACGAGCAGGGCATCGTCGCCTGCGGGCTGGGAGCAGACGGCCGAGGGTACGTGCTGGCCGACCGATCGTGCCGGCTCTCGCCGGACGGCTGGGGACGCCGCGCCGTCCAGGCGTATCTCGACTACGCGGCAGATAGTATCTGCGCCGAAGCGAACTTCGGCGGCGACATGGTCCAGGCGGTGATCCGCACGGCGGCCTCCGCGATGGGCGTCACCGGCGTCACGTACAAGGCCGTGCACGCGAGCCGTGGCAAAGCCGTCCGCGCGCAGCCGGTCGCGGCGCTGTACGAGCAGGGCCGCGTGTCCCACTGCGACGTGTATCCTGAGCTTGAGGACGAGCTCACACAGTGGACGCCGGAGAGCGGCCGGTCGCCGAATAGGCTCGATAGCCTGGTCTGGGCGCTCTCGGAGTTGATGGTCAAGGATGCGAGACAAGTCTATGTGTACTGACGATGTCCAGGTATGGCTCGTTCTCGAACGAAGCGAGCATCCCGACGACCGTCGGCTCCCTCGGGCGCTGGTGGACATCGAGCTGGCGGTCAGGGTTGTGCCGAGGGAAGGCGAGTATTTGGAGTTACCGTGGCCGCTGTCGAACGACTGCGGCGTGGAGTCCACGACCACGGTCAGGGCCGTCGTTGAGAGCGTCGAGCATTTCTGGACGAAGGGCGACCTCATAGACGGCGGAGAGCGCATCCCGGCCCTCGCAATCCGGATCACCGCGCAGCTCATGGACCCGGACATTACCGATGGACCGTGGGAGTAGGAGCGTCATCATGGGCATCTTCGACTGGCTCGGCCCGACATCGTTGACGAAGCGCCGCGGCTGGGACGCGCTGCCGAGCATCACATCCGATGCGAGCATGACCGCGGCGAAGTCGTCGCCGCCGTTCTTCGTGGCGCCGCCGGTCCAGGTGACGACGCTGACGTACACGCCGCCCGGCTGGCAGTTCAGCTACGAGCACGGCAGCAGCAACGGCGCCATGAACAGCGCGGTCGCCGCCTGCCTCCAGGCGATCGCGACGGCGATCGCCGAGCCCGAGCTGCGCGTCTACCGGGCCGACGGCAGCGAGCGCGTCGAGGCGCCGCCGGGGGATCTCGGCTACCTGCTCCAACATCCGAACCCGCACATGAGCCTTGATACCCTGCTCGGGTATCTCGCCACGTGCCTGCATGTTGACGGCAACGCCTACTGGCGCAAGCTCAGGGCCGGCGATCCGGAGACCGGCCCCGTCGTCGAGCTCTGGCCGATCTCGCCGTCACGGATGACGGTCGAGACCGTGCGCGGGTCCGGCGACTTCATCAGCCACTATCGCTACGCGCCGGGCGGCGCCTCGGCCGAGCTGCTCCGTCCCGGCGACGTCGTCCACTTCCGCTACGGGCTCGACGACCGCGACCATCGGATCGGGCATGCCCCGCTCAAGCGGCTGCTGCGCGAGATCAGCTCCGACGACCAGGCCACGCGCTACGCCGACCGCCTGCTGGCGAACCTGGCCATCAACGGGCTCACGCTCTCGTTCGACAAGGAGGCGGCGGCGATCGACCAGGCGACGGCCGACCAGCTCAAGGCCAGGATTCAGGCGGCCTACGGCGGCGACAACGTCGGCGGGGCTGCCGTGCTCTCGCCGGGCGCTCGGCTCGACGCGCTCGGCTTCTCGCCGGAGCAGATGAACATGGAGATCCTGCACCGCGTCCCAGAGGAGCGGATCTCGGCCGTGCTCGGGGTGCCGGCCATCGTGGCCGGGCTCGGTGCGGGCCTGCAGCGCGCGACGTACAGCAACGTTCGCGAGGCGCGCGAGATGTTCACGGAGCAGAAGCTGATTCCGCTCTGGCGCGCCATCTCCGCCGAGATCACGCTGCAGCTGGTCCCGGACTTCGATGCCTCGGGGCGCACCATCGTCGAGCTCGACACCAGCGAGGTCAGAGCGCTCGGCGACGACCAGAACGCCGCCGCAACCCGGCTCAAGACGCTGGTCGAGGCCGGCATCCTGACGCTCGACGAGGCCAGGGCGGAGATCGGCTATGAGCCGCGACCTGTGCATGATGCGCCGAATACTTCGCAGGATATTCGGCGGGTCGCGAGCCGAGCGATATTACGACCGGTCTCTCGTACGGAGTCGAAGGCCGCCGAGGACCTGCCGGGCCTGTACGACGACCTGCGCGCCGACGAGCTGCCATCCTGGGAGCGCGAGCTGGTCGCCTTCCTCACGCAGCAGCAGCGTCGCGTCATGCGGCGCCTGAACGCCGGCGCCAACATGGCCGCCGAGCTGGTGACCGAGGGCGAGGCGGTGCTGCTCGGCGAGACGCTGACGCCGCTGCAACTGCGCGTGCTCGGCGAGGTGCAGCGGCTGGTCATCGCAGAGCTCGGGATCGCCTTCGATCTCGACGATCCCGGCACACGGCAATTCCTGGCCGACGCCGGCGCCAACATCGTCGGCATCACCGACACGACCCGCGCGGCCGTGCAGGCGGCGCTGGTCGAGGGGCAGCAGGCGGGTGAGGGTATCCCGGAGC